GATTCAACCCATGCTGTTGATCCAACTTGCACCCATGTACCTGCTGTGCTTGCGGCTGATGTGGAACCGGCAGTTCCGTCACTAGCTGTGTTAGGTTGTTTGTACCATAGAGTAGCAAGTGTTGTAGCTGCCACAACTGCGTAGCTACCAACTGCGCCGTAACTTGTTAATGGAGCATAGTTAGGTGAACCTGTTGTAAGTGCTGATGAAGTAATTACTGGCACTGTTTGATTTGCAAATGTTTGTCCGTCTGTTTGGGTAGCTGGATTAGAGTTCCATTCAAAAACACCAAAACTTGTTGTTGATGTATTCCACCAGTATGTACCATCAATTGGTGACCCAATCGGAGCTGTAGCACTGCCTTCTAATTGTGCTAGATCAATGTCTGCACGTACCACGTAGGCTTGATTTGATACACCTAGGAAACTATAAGCGGCTTGTAGACCATATTCGTTTACTTCGCCTGCATTAACGGGATTGTTTGCCGCATCAGTCTGGAAGTAAGGAATACCGAAAGTTGATCCTAAATCTGCTTGGCTTGTTAAAAGATATAAATTACCTGCATTAGCCGCAAGTGTTCCTGGGGCAACGCCTGTGCCAGCTGAATTCATTTTATTTGCTTGTGTGGCAACAACGATAAGAGGGACTGTGCCCGGAGCAGATGGGTTATAAAAACTCTCATCTACTACTGTTACGCTTACGCCTGGTGAACTTAATTGAGCCATTGTATTATCTCCATGAGTACATGTTCTTGTATGTATTTATAGCTTTTGGACATTTTGTATGTGTTAACGCCCTAATAAAAGGCCTTAAAAAGGCTTAAATATGAGCATGAGACCTTTATGTTCGTGCGGTTTACGTCCTGTAGCGATAAATTACTACAAAAATGGTAAGCCATTTTATAGAAGCCAGTGTGGGAACTGTAACAGTGGTGTTAAAATACCGCGGTGGTATACTAGCGGATACAGACTTAAAAATGTCTGTGATAAATGCAACTTTAAATCACCGCATCGAGAAGTGTTTAATGTATTTCATGTGGATGGGGATTTAAATAACTGCCGTCCTACGAACCTAAAAACAGTATGTGCTAATTGCCAGCGAGTCCTGCATAAAGAGGGGGTTCGCTGGAGGCAAGGTGATCTTGTTCCGGACTTATAATTCCTTGGACTTTAGAATACAAATCATCAATGCTATCATCGTTAGTTAGAACATAATCAAACTTAGTACCTACCCAAGCAGTTTCACTAGCATGAATATTCAGCTTGCCCATACGGCTTTTAGCTAGAGCATAATTCATGCAACGGTCTCCGGCATTCATATCTGCGGCATCCTTATACCAATCGGGTTCCGGACCACGTTTTACACGGATTACGATACCACCAGCATCTTTGATAGATTTGATTTCATTAGGAAAACGGCAGTCGCTGATAACAATATCGTCCTTGCTAGTACGTAGTTTATTTTCCAAACTGGCAATCCACATGTCATCATGGAACCCATTTCGACAAACTTCTGTACCCCAATGCTGTAAGACCCAACGTGGAGTAAGATTAGGCATGTTTAAGCGTTTTGCCCACCAAGTATCAACTTCTTCTCGCCATGCTCGAGCTTGTGTTGTACGTCCTTCTAACATGGTGCGATCCCAACCAAACACTGCGCTGACAGCATCTTTAAGACTGTTGGCGAATGATTCTCGTCGGTATCCGTGAAAGTTGGTAAGATAATCGGCAATCGTATCTTTGCCAGAACCAATAAAACCGCATACGCCAATAATCATAAAGCTCTCCTAATTTAGTTCTAGTATATAACAGTTTTGTTACAAGGTCAATACTTTTTTAAACCCGATTCATTCTTTGTAAAGGATACCGATCTGTATCTAATTTAAATACAAAAAACACTAAAGTTAATCGGTCTTCGTTATTTGGCAATGTAAAACTATTAGCTGAATGGTATAAATGAGAGTCAAACGCTATTAATCTGTTAAATTTATTTTTAAGAATGATAGATTCTTCAAATTGATCATTGTTTTCTTTTCTATATTTTGATAGCGATTCAGTTAATGCTGGGTCATTAAATGCTTCAACTTTTTTATCATGATTTAAAATTTGAGCACCTGGTATTTTAGATTGATAAATGGTAGTACCCGCATCAGCAGGACTATTTGGGTTTAAATACACTACTCCAGAAATTAAGGCATCTTTATCAACATGTACCCAACCTTCTTGAAAATCATCATTAACTAATTGAAAATACGCCTGAACATTCCATCCCATGCGATGATGCTCAAGATTATAAAAGACTGATACAAATCGTTCTATAATATGATTAAAAAGTTGGGGGTTCAGTTCATGAAGGGGTCTTGTGCGTTTTCCAGGCCATTGGTGGGTATCGTCAACAAAATATTCCTGTTCAAGCGCGAAGTTTCTGATCCAAACAGGATCATCAAAGAAATTATCAATTATAGTAGTTGGAATTATATAATTATTCATACTATGTTATATAGCAGAATAGTTATAGAGAAGAAATTTTTAACCAGTTATAAAGTAGTAGGCATTGCTACCATTGGCTTCGTTATTGATAAGTTCTTTTTCTAAGACATCAATCATTTCCTTGGATTCGCTAATCAGTGCAGTGCCATTTAGTGTGATCGGGGAGCCAGGCCCTGCAATTGATCCAAATTTGCTACGAGCTTGTCCTAGCATCTGTTTGCATGTTGCCAGAGTGTAGTCTCGTAACCATTGTTTGCAATAGATGTCTTGTAACAATACCCAATCTGGACGATAGTTATAACATTGTACCAGTATCTGCTCGCCTTGTGCAAAAGGGCGTTGTAGGATATTTAAAATATGTGTAGTGGGCTTCCAAAGGAATTCTATATAACTACCAAACATACGCCCTACTAGTTTTTGATATCCAGCAAACGCATCATAAGTTGCTAGACCGCCCATCATGCTACCTGACATCAGATAGGTGTTAGTATAGGCTAGATTAAACGGCTCAAATAGCGTACCGCCTGCACCAATACCAGTTCTTGAGCCAATAGCTCTACGAAACACTTGACGTACTGTGATAACTTCATCAGGTAATCTGTATTCATTTTGATCCTGTATTAGTTCTAAAAACATGTAGCTTTCTTCAACCGCGTTAGGGCTACGTTGACGATATCGTACCAGCGCACGATCTAGGGCTGTTTCATAATGCTTAGGATCTAGCTCAACTTCAACCATGCCGTCACCTAGCATTTGCTTTACGTAATCAAATACTTTGTTACGTTCTTCAGTAGAATTTGATTGGGTTGTTGACGGCAGATCATCCATATTATTGTCCTCTTACTATATTTAGCTATCGATAAATATGTTACTATGCCAAGATTAAGTTTATTTAAACCAGAAAAAGGGTTGGACTATAAGTTTATAGACCGCCAAGCTAGCGAAATGTTTCAGGCTGGCGGGACTGACGTATATCTGCACAAATATTTAGGTGCAAATACCGACCCGGCAAATGCCACAGCATCTCAACCAAACTATGCTACTACAGCAGTTACAAACATCCAGGATTTATTATTCCTAGAAAATCGCGATCGTACTTATGATCCTGAAATTTATCGTATTCGTGGCATGTATAATGTACAAAATATTGACTTTAATCTAAGTCAGTTCGGTTTGTTTATCGACAACGACACCCTATACATGACTGTGCATATTAATGATTTTGTCAAATATATTGGTCGTAAACCAGTTAGTGGTGACGTTTTAGAACTTCCCCACCTGCGTGATGATTTTGCTCTTAATGATTTTGATGTTAGCTTACCTCGATACTATGTTATCGAAGACGTAGGTCGTGCTTCAGAAGGATTTTCAGTTACTTGGTTCCCACATCTATATAGATTAAAATTAAAACGTGTAACTGATAGTCAACAATTTGCATCAATCTTTGATCAACCAGCTAAGGACATTAATGGAGATCCAGTAGGAGCGGGTACTACACTTAAAGATTTACTCAGTACATTTAATACAGAAATTGAGATCAATGCACAACTTGTGGCGCAAGCTGAAGCTGATGCTCCAACAAGTGGTTATGAAACTCGCCAATTTTACACATTGTCAGTGGATCCTACAACAGGCAAGCCTCGTTTAGAAACAGCAGATGAAACTGATTTAGATGCTAGTCAAATGAGTTATCGTGCCAATGACAACAATGCTCGTCCAGTACGCACAGGCTACACTGGTTATTTGATAGGTGATGGATTTCCAGTTAACGGTTACGATTTTGGATTTGGTATACAGTTTCCTCAACAACCAGGTACCGACGATTTCTTTTTGCGTACAGATTTTTATCCTAACAGACTATTCCGATTTGATGGACCAACACAAACATGGATGAAAGTTGAAGACGCTGTGCAAATGACCATGACCAACAATGATACGCGAAACACACAAAAGACCGGATTTATTAATAATAGCAATTATACCTATACTGGAAAAATTGCTACTGACGCGATTACACTAACTGAAGGTCAAACAGTTATTGATACTAATATTGTGTATGCCACTGGATCTCCTGCACTATATGTGGTGATCAAACAGGGTGTTACACAACTAGAATATGCTGTTAGCGATTATCCAGCATTGACTAGTGGATACAATGGTTTGGTATACTATTGGCAAACGTCTCCGGGAAATTATGCGATACAAATTAATTTGCCAACAATCGACGGCACACAACAAGTCATACCTCAAGCAGGACAGTGGATCATAACACTATATACACAACGAGATGCACAAAGATCTAGTCTTTCTACTGCTCTCAAACCTAGGGCGGATTTATAATGCAATGGTTTTATGACGGTCAGATAAGAAGATATATCACGCAGACAATTCGTGTGTTTAGTA